GCCGAGGAAATTTATCAGGACGTGAAAGACGGCATCCGCTCTTTGGTCAGTGTCGGATACCGTATTTTCAGCATGATTTTGGAGAAAACCGACGAAGATATCGAAACCTACCGGGCGACAGACTGGCAACCCTACGAAATCTCCATCGTATCGGTTCCCGCAGATACCACCGTCGGCATAGGCCGCGCCGCCGAAGGTGAAACAAACGAAATCACCATTGAAGGAGTGAAAGTAATGGACAAGCAGAAAAACAATGATCAGCCGACCGGGGCCGAAATTCGCACTGATCCTGTTGTCCCCGGTGTGGACGTCGACGCTGAGCGCAAAAAGATCAAAAAAGCGGAGATTTCCCGCCAACGCGAAATTACTGCTATCGGCGAACAGTTCGACATGCGCAATCTGGCTGCCGAAGCGGTTGACAGTGACAAGAGCGTCGATGATTTCCGGGCTGACGTACTCAATAAAATGGGTGCTCCCCGATCCATCAACCCCATCGATCCGGGGATGTCCGAAGACGACCACCGGGATTATTCCGTTATTTCGGCCATTCGCGCAAGCATCAGCGGCGATAGCTGCTTTGAGCGCGAAATTTCGGATGAAATCGGCAAGAAACTCGGACGTGAAACCGAGGGCATCTTTGTCCCGACCAATCTGCGTATGACCTCGGACATGATGCAGGAGCGTGCGCCCCTTAACACCGGCACCCCGTCGCAGGGCGGCAACCTTGTTCCCACGGAACACATGTCCATGATTGAGCTTTTGCGCAACAGGATGATGGTTCGCCGTCTTGGTGCCACCGTTTTGGCCGGTCTTTCGGGCAATCTTGATTTCCCGAAGCACCTGACCAGTGCAATCCTGCATTGGATGGGGGAAAATCCGGGCGCAAACGTGTCCGAGTCCGAAGCCACGTTCGACATGCTGAAAATGAGTCCTAAAACTGCCATGGCTACCACCGCCTACACCAAACAAATGCTTGCGCAGTCCTCGCCGGACATTGAATTTTTTGTCCGGGATGATCTTGCCAAGATCAACGCTCTTGGCATGGACCTCGCCGCCATCAACGGTAGTGGTGTGGGGAATGAGCCTCGCGGCATCCTTAATACATCCGGCATCGGCCTTGTGGTCGGCGGCACCAACGGCGCGGCACAGAATTGGGGGCATGTCGTGGACATGGAAACCAAAGTCGCCGCTGCAAATGCGGATGTAGGTTCCATGGCCTACCTGACCAATCCCAAGGTTCGCGGACAACTCAAGCAGACTGAGAAATTCGCCGGTAGCGGCAAGGAAATCTGGCAGGACAGCAGCGAAGCCGGTTTCGGTATTCTCAACGGCTACACCGCCGCCGCATCCAACCAGATTCCGAGCAACCTGACCAAGGGTACGTCTTCCGGCGTCTGCTCTGCCAGCATCTTTGGCAATTGGGCCGATTTGATGATCGGCGAGTGGGGTGTTCTCGAAATTTTGGCCGACCCGTATTCCATGAAAAAACAGGGGCTTATTGAAGTTACCAGCTTTAACATGGTCGATATTGGCCTCCGCCATGAAGAATCCTTCGTCGCCCAAAAGGACATCCTTACCAAATAAAAGATTACCTGCCACGAGGAGGGCTATATAGCCCTCCTCGATCACAGGGGGAAACATGAAAATTGAAATAATCGACGCGACACCGGTCAAAAACAAAGACCGCTTTTGTGGAGGACCATGAGGCCCGTAAACTCTTCCGCCTGCGCAAGGCCAAGGCAGCCACCGCCGAAGAGGTAACCGAAGTTGTGTCTCTCTCGGCCCTGAAAAGGCTGACCAAGGATACGTTGATTGAGACGGTAAACCGCGAGTTTGATTTGAATGTGGACGACTCCATGAGTAAATCCGATATCTTGGACCTCGCGGAAACGGCAATGGATGAAGAGAGCGCGGCATGACCTTTGAAAGCGATCTTTTCGACATGTGTGATCCCGACGAATTCGGCGACTCTGCGGATTTTGGCAGCGGGGTTCTGATTACCGGGATTTATGACAGGGAGCCTGTAGAGTTGGCTACGCCGCACGGGTATGTGCAGTCTACAAGCTATACTTTTGCCTGCCCCACATCGGTCTTGCCTGCGTGGGTGGGCGATGGAACGCCGGTCACTGTCAAGGGTATCAGTTTCAAAGTCCGCAAACCGGAACCTGATGGAGCCGGCATGACTGAAATGGTACTGGAGGTGCAATAATGGCCCATGTTAGGGCGAAAATTCGCAACGCCTTGAAAAGTGCTTTGACCGGTCTGTCCATCACGGGCAGCAATGTTTTTAAGTCAAAGGCGTATCCACGCCATGCCGACCAACTCCCTGCGCTCCTCATTTACAGCGGGGCGGAAGAGTCCGAACCCGTTGATTTTGATGATGCAACAGACCGGGACTACGATGTTGTTGTAGAGGCGGCACTGTTTGCCAGTGCCGAACAGGTTGACGACCTGCTCGACGATATCGCGGTTGAGGTTGAGAACGCGATTTTGGTCGACCAAACTCTTGGTGGTTTGGCGAAAAGTACGACACTCACCGGCTCGGAACCGGACACCAGCCTTGACGGCGAAATGCCGTTCGGCTCGTTAGCCATGACGTTTACCGTCAACTATGTGGCCGCATCCGACCCGGAACAAAGCCTGTAAGGAGCAATCCCCATGAGCAAACCTGAATATCTTAAAGGGACCAAGGCGAAAGCCACGCTCGCCGGGGTCAAGATCAAGGGCCTGAACAGTCTGACAATTCCGCAGCCTGTTCGCGATACCTTCAATGTCGAGGAATTCGGAAAAATCGATTTCGAAGAAACCAGCGACCTCAAGTGGGAACGCGGCAAGTTGGCTGGCAACTATGTCAAGAACGACCCCACAGGGCAAGCAGCCTTGCGGATCAATCTGTTCAATGACACACCCCTCACCGATCTTTACCTCTACGAAGATGAAACAGATTTTTGGGCACCGGACGTTGCTGCCGATGCCATATCCTGTTTCAAACTGGTGGGAATGCCTGCCAAGGAAATCAGCAAAAACGGTATTGTCCCGTTTTCCTGCGACATCCTTGTTCAAGGCAGTCTCGCTCTTTTCAATGTCCACCAGACCGGCACGAGCATTGCTTTTGTGCGTGGTTCTGGGGGGGAGGACACTATTACGGACACTGGTTCCGGTTTTGTTACCGCCGGTTTCAAGGCTGGGCAGACCATCATTGTCGAAGGCTCCACCAGTAATGATGGGCAGTACTCGATCAAAGAGGTAGCCTCAGGCACCCTTACCCTCACCTCTGAGGGCGTACTGACTGCTGAGTCCGCCGGAGATAGCTTGACGCTTCACGGCGGGAGCATGACCATAGCATAACCATAACCGCCGGGCCGTTCGGTCGGTCCGGCGGAGTGAAGGAGATATTTTGCCTAGAGTTAAAACTGCCAAGACCGGAGTGTTCCCGTTCGAAGATGGCAAAATCAAACTTCGTGGATTTCTTCCTGGAGACAGGTTGGAAATCGAAGCCAAGACCCTTGAGGTGACTCGCGAATACCGAACCAAGGAGGACGGCGAATTTGATGCCGTTGTTGTTGCTAATTCTGACCGGTACCGGGACATGGAAATGACGGTCTGCAAACGCGTTGTTTCTTGGGATGAATCATTCCTTGACGAGAATGGGGAGGTTATGGACTGCACTGACGCCAATAAAATCAAAGCTATGATCGGCATGGATGGCTTTTTTGATTTTGTAGAAAAACACGGCAAGCAGCTTGATACAGATATGCTGAAGGAAAAGGAGTTGGAAAGAAAAAACTCCGGGAATTCGCCGTCTGGCTCGGGGAAGGCGGCGACCATCTAGGCAGTTGTGAAAGCTGCCGGGAAACCTATGCGGAATTTGAGCAGGAACCGCCGTGCGAAACCTGCCGCCCCCCGGTTTTGATGCCGGGGAATATTGAAGCCGCAGGAATTTACCGGTTGTGTTCCGGCCAATGGCGCACAGCAGGGCTGTCCGGGGCGCGGATCGATCTGGACGTGACGGCAGTCAAAGTGATGATGGACCTCGAAGGCGTGGACGATCAAAGGGAATGCCTTTCTAAGGTCAGGGACATAGCCCGGATAGTTTTGGAGATAAAAAATGCCCAAAGTTAAAGGCCCGAAAGTAGAAACCCGGCTCACTGCGGACACCACTGATTTCGGCACTAAAATGAAGGCCGCAGCGAAAGGTGTCAAGCGTCTTGATGGTGCGGTGGCGGGGCTTGGTGCCACAGTGGGTGCGTTTGCCGTGGTACAGTTTGCCAAGGATGTTTTTGACGCCGGAGTCCGCGCAGAGAGGAGCGCGAAGTCCTATGAGGCGATTACCGGGAATGTCCACCTCGCCGGGGTGGAAATGAAGTTCGTCCGTGCGGAAGCTGACCGGCTTGGCATGGTGTTTTATGACACCGCAGATTCCTACAAACAGTTGCTTGCGGCGTCACGCGGGACGAACATGGAGGGCGAAAACACCCGAAAGATTTTTTCAGCCGTTTCCGAGGCCGGGACAGCTTTGGGGTTGAGCAACGAAGAGGTAAGCGGTTCGCTGAATGCCATTACCCAAATGATGAGCAAGGGCAAAGTACAAGCAGAGGAGCTACGCGGTCAGTTGGGCGAACGGCTTCCCGGCGCGTTCGGTCTGGCGGCGCAGGCCATGGGCGTCACTACTTCGGAATTAGACAAGATGCTTGAAGACGGCAAAGTCCTGGCCGATGATCTTCTCCCCCGGCTTGCTGATGTTATGCACGAAAAATACGTCGAAGGGGCCAAGAATATGGCCGAAGGGCAGGTTGCCGCCGTTGGGCGCATGACTACGGCATGGGGGGATTTCAAGGAGAGCCTTTCGAACTCCGATGCCGCTGTTGCTGGTATCAATGCCATAACAAGAGCGTTGGGCACATTTACCTACACTGTCAAAGCTGTCTCCGGGGGCCTCAGTCTTGAGGCCGAGCTTGTTAAGATGGAGGCCGCAGCGGCCACACAAAAAAGACTTATCGAAACCCTCAAAGCGGAAGGGGCCGAAGGGAGGCTCATTGACTGGAGCGGCTCCGGTGCAACCCAGGCCGCACTTGATGATGCCATTGCCAAACTCGAAGAGTATTCGGACAAGGCTGCCCGTCTTCGTGGCGAGATAATCAAGCGTGACGTGGCAAACGGCGGCGGCGAGATCTTGCCGGAAACCAAAAAACCGCGGCCATCTGCGGACACTCCAGCAGGTGGGAGTGTTGTGGACGCGGAAAAGGAAAAGGCCAACGAACTGGAAAAGATCAACAAGAGGCTGACCGATACCATACGCCGCAACACACTTAGC